TGCCGTAGAAAGCCATGAGCTTGATCTGGTTCATTCCGTAGCCTTTGTAGAGGCGGGCGGAGAAGCTGAGGCCGGTCTTTTCATCGACGAGCACCGCGATCTCTTCGCCAGCGTCACCACCAGGCGGCTGCGCGGGCGGACGCATGGCGAGCTCGATGGCGGACTTGTGGAAGCCGAGATTGGCGACGTAGCTATCGCCGATCGTGATTTCCGAGGCCGTGGTGCCCGCGACGCGGAGACCGGGGTGATTGATGACGATGTCGCCGCTGGTGGACGTGCTGCCGGTCTTGACGACGTATTTGTTTGCCGTGTCGGTGTCCATCGCGATCACATCACCCGCCTTGATGCCGGTGGTGTTTACGGTGCCGCCTTCAAAGCTGAGCGTGGTCTGGCCGATGGCCTCGCTGCCGCTGAAGTCGTAGCCGGTGCCTGCGCCCTTCGTGTGGGAGGCCACACCGGCGGAGGTGCGGATGGAGAAGCCGCTAATGTTCAGCAGCTCGCCACGACGCAAGAGTGAATCACCGCCTGCTTCGTTGACCTTGGTGAGCTGGCTGAGGTTGCGCAGCTTGGTGCCGGCCGTGGTGCTGATGATGAGCGAAAGCTCGCCATCGTCCATCGGGCAGCCATTGTCTTCAAGGATCTGGCGCAGCTCGTTGATCGTGTTGAAATTCGACGCGAACGGCGTGGTGCCAGCGGTGCCAGTGGCGCGGGAAGATCCCACGTAAACCGTGCTGCCAATGGAGCTTTCCATCTGATTGATCATCTTGCGGATCGCCTGCTTGTAGAGCTGCTGAAGAGCGAGCTCCGCGCCGACGGTGCGAGCCAGAGACTCAAATTGTTCACCCTTCAGCGGGATGCTGGAACCAGCATAAGAGCCCAGCGTGAGCGTCTCCACTGCGGTCGTGATGTCATTGGCATCAGGAACCGTCATTGCGGGCGTATAGCTGGTTTCCAGAGTGGGTTCTCCCGTGCGAATGGAAGTCACAGTCCCATATTGCGAAACGCCTTCGGAGCCACCGTTGACGATGACGCCTTGGGCGAAGCCTGTGGGTTCGCGGGCGACCATGTCGCGGGCCTGGTAGAGGATTTCGGTGAGTCCGGTGAGTGAGATGTCGTTAGCCATGATGTTTAAGAGCGGAGGGTGGAGGTGAGGGGTGATGGAGTGGAAATGTCAAAGATCAGTCTTCGAGCTTGCCACCGGCAGCCATGAACGAATTGCGCTCGGCATGGGACAGCGTGTTGAAGGCGGCGCGGGTCATGGTCTTGGCTTGCTGGGTGCCACCCTGCGCGCCGATCACGGGCGCATTGCCACCGGCGGCGGCTGCGGCTCCGTTGGTGAGCAGTGCCTTGATGCTGGCGAGCTCGGTTTCGAGCGCGGTGATCTTGGTTTTGTCGGCCTGTGTGGCCTCGGTGATGCGGGCAGCGAAAGCGGCCTTCACATCGGCGTCCTCGAAGTCGATGACGACGTTTTTGGCGGCGGGTTTGTGCGCCTTGAAGGCCTCAACGGCCTGGTCTTCGGTGCAGTTTTCCGGCAAAGGGATGCCGAGGGCGGAGGCGAGAGCGATGATGGCTTTCATGTTTTCAGTGGTGGAGTTGAGGGCCGCAGTGGGCGCAACGGGCGGCGGAGTGTCAAAGAGGGCACGGGGTGCGTGGCGCAGCGCGGCAGTTATGCGGGCGGTTTTGAAGGCGGAGGCGCTGAGGGCGACCTCATCGGTGGTGGCATCGGCGAAGCCGTGCTCCACCGCTTCTTCGCCGGTGAGCCAGGTCTCGGCGTCCATCATGTCCATGATGTCCTCGTCGGTTTTCTTGGTGCGGTCGCGGTAGGCGGCGACGAGGCTGCTCTTGATTTTGTCGAGCAGGTCAGCGAGCTGGCGCATGTCCGCCGCATCCCCCATGGCGAAGCCGCTGGGGTTATGGATCATGAGGAAGGCGTTGCGCGGCATCTCGATCCGCGTGCCTGCCATGGCGATGACCGATGCCATGGAGGCGGCGAGGCCTTCGATGCGCACGGTGACATTCCCGCGAGCTTTCAGCGCATGGTAGATGGCAAGACCATCGAAAACTTCACCGCCGGGGGAATGGATGGAGAGAGTGATCGGAGTCGCTGCCGCGATGCTGCGGAGCTGGGCGAGGAAGTCTTTGGCGCTGACTCCCCATGATCCGATTTCATCGTGGATGGAGATTTCAGCGGGCGCATCGGCGGAGGCGGCATTGCGAATCGTAAACCAGGTCTTGTTGCGGGACATGCTCGCCGCGAGGTGTCAAAGCCCGCCGGAGGCGGGAATGACGAAACCAGAATGGCGAATGCGGAATGATTGATTCGTCATTCCTCATTCTGGTTTGGTCATTGCATCGCTGCGATCTCGGCGGCGATGGTGTCGGGGCTAAGGGTGCTAAGCGTGCCGCTGGCGGCTTGCATGGTTTTCCAGCCCATGCCGATGGCGATGGCGATGCTGGCGGGGATTTGCACCTGGTCGATGGGCGTGCTGGTGGCGCGGTGGATTGCGTATTTGATGGAGTCGATTTTTTGATCGATGGCGGCGCGGCGGACGGCTTCGCCGTCGTTGCCGGTGCGGCGCTCGATGAGGTCGTCGGGGGTGACGAGGTTTTCACCGAGGTTGTCGAGATCGGCGCGGTTGTCCCGTCCGGCATCGACGGTGGGATCGGGATCGGTGACAAAGTCGATTTGGTTCCAATCCTCCACGTCGGCATACTGCGCGAGCGGGCCACCGGGCATCATGGCGGTGCCGATGACTTTTTCCCATAGCCATTCAAGGAAAGGATACAGGCGGGCGCGGAGGCCCTCATGGGCGCGGGCGACTTGCTGAAGGAGTCCGCGGTATTCGACACCGCCGACTTTGCCACGCGTGAAGATCCATTCCGGTGGATAGCGCAGCTCGAACATGAACGGGTGAATAAGATCGGCGAGGATGTCGCGGAACGGGATACCTTCCTGCGGATTGTTGAAGAAGTTGAAGCTCTCGTTGTCGGAGAGCGGGAGGAAGATCGCACCTTCGGCGATCTCCACGTAACGGCGGCCGGTGTCGGTGGCGGGGTTGCCTTCCTGCTGGGCCTTTTTGATAGCCTCCATGGCGTTGAGGCCTTTGCCATCGCGCGTGGTGGTGGCACCCAGGAGGGCGGCGCGGACTTTGGCGCTGTGTTTGCGCAGGGCCTTCAGGTCGAGGCTGTCGAGGAGGTCTTTGCCACTGGCGAAGATGATCGGATCGCCGTGGTATTGGTGGATGCGGGTGGGGTCTTTGAGGTGGAAAATGTTTTTGAAACCAGCACCGTTGATGGCGGGGATGTCGGTGTATTTGCCGCTGCCGTTGAAGCCGTTGGCGTTGGGGTCTTGATTCAATCGCAGGGTGACGAGCTGGTCGAGGCCGTTGTATTGGAGGCCGTCAAACCAGCGGGCGTTGCGGGCATCAAGTGCTTTCACATCGCCATTCGTGAGCTGGTCTCGCGTGATGAGCTGAAGCTGGAAGGCTCGTTTGCTGCGATCATTGAGACTCCATGAGGCACCGGCGGGATCGTAGATCGGCGAGATGAAGAGCTCGCCATCGCCGAGCATGCCGGAGAGGAGCATGGGCTGGAGGGCGAAGAGGTTGTGCTCCTTGCGGATGTCGATGGCGGGCGATTCGGCCCACTTCTTGAAGAGCGCGGTGGCATCGCGGCGGAAGTTGGGATCTTGGGCGATGGATTTGCAGCCGATGCCTTTGCCGACGGCCTCGCGTGGAAGCTGCTGGATGCCATAGCGCACCTGCGGTATGCCTTCCTCGCTTTGCAGGAAGCGGGAGATCTGCACGATGTCGCGGCTGCGCTGCATGCGCTCGACGCTCTTCAGTGTCCAAGGCGTGTAGCGCGGGAGCGTGCGGTAGGAACCTGCGGAGGTGGTGGCGGCGGCGTCGGTGATGGGCGCGGCGCTGGTGGCGGCGATGGCAGCGGCGGCGGCTGGTTTTTTAAGGCGGCGGGACATCGGAAGGAAATGACGAAACCAGAATGAGGAAGGACGAATCAATCAGCCGAGCACGGCGGCGGGCTCATAACCGGGGGCGAAACGAAAGCCGAAGGGACGGCGGGCCGAATTGGCGACCTCGCCTGCGATCTCGGCTTCGAGTTCTTCAATGGCGGCCTTGATTGCCATGCGGCGCTGTTCCGGTGAAGAATCGCGGAACTGCGCAGAGTGCGATGAGCCCTCAAAAGCGTGCGCGGTGATTTCGGCTCCAGTTTTGTCCTCGGCGAGGAGGAGGTATTGCTGCGTCAGCCAATCGAGCTGCGCGGCATTGTCGCCGCGATACAGCATGCGGGCGTGGAAGCGAAAGTCGCTGGTGAGATCGGAGATGTTGACGGCCGCCATGCGGGCGGGCGGGTGTCAAAACCGCACGAATCCCGTGGCACGCATGATCATGGAGTGCAGCAAGGCGAGCTTGCACACGTCGCCCTGGTGATCATTGAGGATCTCTTTCCAGCGGCCGGTTTGACGGTCTTTGACTTGTCCGGTGAATCCACTCAAAAGCTGGGAGTCGGCATCGGTGGGAAACACGATGCGCGGTCCGCGGCGTCGCTGGATGCGGCGGCCGTATTGCTCATCTTTGAGCGCGGTGTCGGAGTAGGTGTAAAGCTCCACCTCATCGCGCCGGCGGGACGCTGCACGCGTGACATTCCAGGTGCCGCGTGAGGTGGGATCGCCTTTGGAGGGGTGAAGAAATCCGCCTGAACGCTGGCAAAGATCGTAGATCTCTTCGGTGTTCCATCCGGCATCCACGATGCCGCTGATGGGGCTCATCCGCTCATGCGTGCCAGCAAGCGGGAAGTCGAGGGATTTGAGGAACTCGGGATTGAGCAGGTCTTTTTCCGAGGTGAGGCGGCCCCACTGGATGGCGAACAAATCGCCATTGGACATGAGAGCATAGACGCCCCAATCGGTGGCACGTTCGCCCGGGTCGGAATACAGGCCCAAGTGCAGCGGTTTGAAGGGGATGATGCCGCGGGCGTATTTATCGACGCCGCTGCCTTCTGCTCCGGCGACACAGCGAGCGACGTGTTTGTCTTTGATGGAATACGCATACTGACTCCACGGCAGGGCGAGCCATGAGTTGTAGAAGTTTTGCAGCCCCGTGGTGAGCAAATCGCCTTTTTCGAGGAACTCTTTTGCCATGTCACCGAAGGAGACTTTGGGCGCGTAGAAGCTGGGGATGCGGAAAGATCGGTCGGAGTCGAGTGCGTTGGCGTTGTGGTTGACGGTCTCAAATTTGGCGATCATGCCAGGCTTGTGATCATCGGTGATCTGACAGCCATTTTTTGGGCAGACATAGCGGATGGTTTGGCGGACGCGCTCAATATCCCAAGTGCCATCGGCCCGCTGCGCATCGGGGCTCCACACCAGTGAGCGGTAGTTTTCAGAGACGGCTCGCTGCTGTTCGTCTTCCAGGGTTTGCTCGATTTCATCGTCCGGCAGCAATTCACCGTTTTTGCGCAGCTCAAACTCAAACGGGAAGAAATGCCCGCAGTGAGGGCATGGAACGTGGAAGTGCGTCTGCGTGCCGCGTAGGTAAGTCTGCCACGCCAAGTGATTGGGCGTGTTTGGCGTGAAGTCCATCATCTGCAGCTCCAGCCCGCGGAACTCTTTGGTGCGCTCGAAGGCGAGCTTGATCGGGTGTGCTTCAGGCGCCTGCTCTTTGGCGTGATGAATGATCTTGGCAGCTTCGCAGATGTAAACGATGCGCTGCGTGCTGCCGGATGTGGAGGTGTCGGAATTGATGCCCTCAAACACGATGAATCCACCGGACATCTGCATGGCGAGCTTGCGGTAGTCGTCGGCGTTGTAGGGTTTATGAATGCGCAGGACTTTGTTGGCTTCGATGAGCGCATCAAGTCGCTTGTCGCTGATCTCGACGCGAAGCCAGTCTTCGGAGTTGCCCAGGATTAAGGTGGGGCCTGCTGCGTGCGGGATTCGATAGCCTACAATCAGAATGCAGCAGGTGGTTTTGCCGGTTTGAGATCCGCCTGTCACCGTGAGGCTGCGCACGCCGCTTTGAGGATGCCCACATTCCAAAATGGGTCGCATGTAAGGGCGTCGTTCGGTTGAAAACGGCCCTGGTGACGCCGGGGCCATTGCCTGCGGCAGCACTATGTTTTGTTCTAGCCATGAAACAACGGGCGGGTCCGTTGAAAACTCGAAATCCGGGCGGATGATTTCAGCGATGAGGCTCATGCGGCGGCGCGGGGTGCCAGTGCGGCGAGACCATCCAACATGCGTTGCACGGCTGGCATGAATCGCTGCTGGAGCCACTCTTGCCCTCCGCGAATGGCTTGCTGCTGGTTGTTGGGGTTCATCATTGGCGCAGCTTCCGCCGGCATGTTGCGCATCAGGCTTGTCACGGGCAGTAGAAATTCCGAACGAAAGGCGTGCAGCTCATTCACCGGAATGAGTCGGCGATTATCGACGAGCCAGGTCTGATGCTTTTGAAACGCGTCGTTGTAAGCTTTCCGCAGATCCATGAGGATCTTCGAGTGCATGAGCATCATGGGGTGATCGGTTTGCACTACCTTTCCCATGGCATCTTTGAATCCGCCTCGGCAGTAGTTCCATTGATTGTAGTGCTCCACCCACATCCGCCATGCCGCTTTGAGCATCTGCCCCGTCTCAGAGAGCTCCTCATCAGCGATTTTAAGTTCATCGGGCAAAGTCGGTGGGGCAAGGTCACCTTGCGAATGCACCACCTCGGCAGGCATCCGGCTCAAAGCCTCACCGCTGGCACCTTTTGCAAACCGCTCAAACTCCGGATCATTTTGAGCGGCATGCCGTTGCGCCATTCTCCGGGCAGCCACATCTGTTTTGGATAGCCCACGCGAAACCAGAGCAGCCGCATAAGCAGCCACCACCGCAGCAGGCCATCCATGTTTTGCAGTCCTTCCCATGTCGCAATTTTGTTTTTGCGACGTGTCAAAGCCTGAAACGACATTTTAGGACGCACAATTTGTCGTTTTACCGATGTCGCGACACCACACCCAAACGCTCAGAGA